CGCCCGGTGCCTGGCACATCCACCTGCTTGGCCGCGTCGTCCCAGGAGACGCGCGCTCCGACGGTCAGGACCGCTGCGCTGGCCTTGGGCAGTTGAAACACCCCGGTGGTCGCGATTTCAACCGGGTCGCCTGCAGCCGCGCCATACGCGGCGATGCCGAATATGTTGCCGACGACCAGCGCATCGCCCGAGGCGACGCCGCCCGTGGGCGCCGTTACCGTGATGATCTTCCCGGCCTGGATGTAGTTTTTCATGGGTTACAGTCCTTTCGAGGATTGGATGCGGACGACCGAGATACGGCCCGCCGCGCCCGCGATTTGTCGGTTGAGGTCAGCGAGCGCGGCGGCCATCTCGCCGTCGGTGGCATAGGTGACGCGCTTGCCGTCATATTCGACGGTGCGGACACCCCGGTAGCGCGCGGCCATCAGGGCGTCTCGCCAGGCGGTGAGTTGCGCAAGGTCGGCCATCACGCCCCCGGGTTCATGTACCAGCCGCGGTGGTCGATGAAGCCTGCGCCGAAGTCCAGGATCACCCGGATTTCCACGCCGTCCACATCCCAGCCCGAGCGGCTTTCGACCTGCGGACCTTCGGCCCCCGAAAGATAGGCAAACTCCAGACCGTCGATTTCCCCGGGGTCGGCGGTGACATACCAGCGCGTGGCGCTCGACAGCCGCGGCTCGACGACCAGGGACAGCGATCCCGAAAACGGGTTCACATCCGCAGCCGTGGCCGGCGCGATCGAGGCCAGCCATTTCTCAGCCGTGGTTTCCAGCGCCGGCGGCACCAGCAGGTTGCGGGGTGTGGCGCGGATCGTCCGATCCTCGATGCCCTTCTGGGTGCGCAGTGCCAGCCGGGCGGCCGACAGGGTTGCATCCGAGATCACCGCGCCCGTGGCGGCCTTGTTGCCGTGTTGTGAGTGGAACAGGGCCTTGCCGTCCGACATCAATGGGCCGTTGCCCGTGCCGGATTCCAGCAGCGTGACGAGGATGCGCGCCTCGGTTTCGGCCGCGGCCTGCCCCATGCGCCGGGCAAGGTCGGCGAAGGCGCCGAGGTCATCGTTCACCAGCACCTGCCGGGTTATGCCGATTTTCCGGGCCCAGGTCTCGACCTTGTAGGCTTCGCGCGCCTCGGCCATGGTCCCGGCCTTGATCTCGCCATGCTCGTTCAGCTTCTCCAGAAGCGGCGCCTCGCCCAGCATGATCTTGTTCACCGCGCGGAAGTCGCGTGCCGTGGTCTGGCGGCCGAGGCGACGAATGCCCGAGGGCGCGGCCTGATAGGCATCGCGCAGCACCCGGCCCACCGTGTCGCCAAGGATGATGGGAAAATCCGAGGTGGTGTGCAGCGCGCGGGTGACCAGGCTTGCAGGCGAAAGCGCCAGCGTGGACTCACTGCGCAGCGTCAGCAGTTCCCTCGCCATGTCCACCGGCGTGGCATGGGCATAACGCCGGGCCGGTTCGCTCAGCTCATGGCGCGGGTTGATCCGGGCATATAGCGCCTCGCCCATCTGACGGGCGCGCAGTGCCGGGTCATCGTGGCTTTCCCCCATCTCCACGCGGACCTGTTCGGTGCGGACAGGCGGCGCAGAGCGGGCCGCCAGCGCCTCGAAGGCGGCGCGGCGGGCGCTGTCGGGATCGGCATTCGCGTCGATCTGGCTGTCGATCCAGGACTGGTCCAGCCCGGCGACGCGGGCGATGGAACGGATCTCGGCATTTGCCTCGGCCCGGGTCTCGGTCTGCGGCGAGGTCTCGGCCGCCTCTTGCGTTGCTGTGTCAGGCATTTCTGTCTCCATGCGAATATGGGCGCCGGGGTCGGCCGGCGTCGGCACCAGGGAAATCTCGTGGGGTGTCCAGCGCACGGCTGTCAGCACGCGCGCACCGCTCTCGGTGGACTCGGCCCATTCCTCGACCGAGTAGCCGACCGAGACATGGCGCAGGATGCCGGCCTGCACGTCCTGCCAGATCGGCTCGACCTCGGGCCTGGCCGAGAACTGGATGAGGGCCGTGCCCTGCTTGCCATCGACGGCGGCGCTGCGGACCGATCCCAGTACATCACGCACCGCGCTCTGGCGATGCGCATCGAGAACGGAAGCCCCCTCAAGGCGAGACAGGTCCACCGCCTCGGGTGCGAGGCTCAGCCGTTCGATGTATTGTCCGTCCATGTCGCGGCGGCGCACCGGCGCGCCGGTGGACCAGATCACTTCGACGGTGCGCGCCTCGGCGTCGGCAGTGGCGGGCGCCAGTGTGGCGCGGCGGGTGAGAAGCTCGATGGTATCAGCCATTGGTGATGTCCTGTGGTTGTGGCGGGCTTGCCGGGCCGAAGCTGAGCCCCAGCCCGTCCGCGCGGTCCTTGTCGGCGGCGATCTCGCTATCCACCTGTTCGGCGTCATAGCCGCGCTCGGAGATCGCCTGGGATCGGCTCTTGAGCCCAGCGCCGATCGCCATGATCTCGGCCTGCACGTCCTTCACCGGATCGACATAGTCGAACTTGGGCGGCAACCAGGCGCAGCCGAGATAGGCTGCCGGCTTCCTGTCGAAATCGCGCGCGGGCAACTCACCCGTCAGCACCGCCAGGCGCACGAACCGCTCCCATACGGGGCGGCAGAACAGGTGCACGACCACGTTGTGCTGCAACTGCTCGACCCGGCGGCGGAATTCGATCAGCCCAGCGCGGATCGAGGAATAGGTGACGCCCTCCAGATCGCCGGATACCAGCTCGTAGGGCAGGCCCAGCCCGGCCGCGATGGCGCGCAGGTGGTTCTTCACGAAGGGCGCATAGGCATCATGTTCGGTCGGGTTCGAGAAACGGATATCGGTGCCGGGTGGCAGCGGGATCAGGCTGCCGGGCTCCATCCCCACGGTAAGAACACCGGAATTGTTGCTCCCCGACAGGCCACCAGCGGTTCCGTCCGGATCGGTGATGAAGCCGGTGAAGAGCGCCGCCACCTTGGCCTTGACCAGCGCGGCATCCTCGAACTGATCGAGTTCGTGCAGCCGTAGCAGCACCGGCGCGAGCCAGGTGATCCCCCGGAGCTGGCCCGCGGCGAGTGGCTTGAACAGGTGCAGGCAATCGGCGGCAGGGACGCGGATCGGGTCCGTGCGGTATGGCTTCAGCGGATCGCCCGGTCGCGAGGACAGCACATGGTAGGCGACCCGGCGGCCGGCAGTATCAAACTCGATGCCTGCCCGAATCCGCGCCCCACTCCCGATCTCGCGGTGCAGATCCAGCGGCACCTGCTCGCGATCAAGAAGTTCGATGTGAAGGGGGACCGTGCTGGCCTCGGGCGGCACCCTCAGCCGCGCGAAGCTCTCGCCGCTTTCGATCATCGCCCGCACGGCTATGGCCTGCAGCCCGTAGAAATCCGCAAGCCCGTCCGGCGTGGTGTGATCGGTCCAGCGCAGCCACAGCGCCTGCAGCCGTTCGCGCACTGCCCGGTCGGGATGGGTGGACTGCGGCTTGATCCCGGCGCCAACGACATTCCCCACCAGGCTGTCCACCGCCGCCGCGACCCAGGGGTTGTTCCGCGAATACCACCCGGCCCGCCGCGCCGCCGTGGTCGCCCCCGCCAGGATTGCCGCGTTCAGGCCGTCGATGGTCTTGGCGCTCTCCCAACGCCGACCGCCACCGGCGGCGTCGAAGGCGCGAATGCGTGTGAGGCTGAGGAGGCGTTGGAGGAAGGTTCGCATGGGCGGGAGAATCGCCCGAAACGGACACTCAAGCTATGGGAATGTTTGGGAAAGCCCCGTGTCGCACCGCCAGCGTCATCGGCGCCGTGCCATCTATCGCGCCTCAGGCTGCCGTGATAGACTAAATCGAAAGCGGAATTGGAGGCAGCATGGCGCAGCAAGAACTTGATTTGTCTGACATAGAGGAAATTTCATCAGAAGAGGGCACGGCAAGCGTCGTGCATCTTTCTGATGTCTTCAAGTATATCTCCCATTTTCGCCGGAAAGGCCATCAAATTGGGCGAAAGGTTGGCGACATGCTCGAAGTCCTCACCTTGGCTGCCGTCAAACGTGACCCGGAACTGAGCGCGCGCCTTTTGATTGAGCCTTACCTCGAGGGCTTCTCGTCAGCCAAGCACAAGGTCGAGTTTGCGATCTTCGATGGTAACCAAGAAGCGCTCTTCGCCGTCAACAGCGGAAAGAAAAGCAAAAAGAAAATGGAAGTTCTTGCTAAACATATTGATGGCCTCAAGGGGTTCATCGAGTGCAAGAAGGTCGGCGTCGAGCAAACGATCAACACAACCTTTAAAAAGAAATACGGCAAGGGCGTGTTGCCCCTTGACGAAGTCTTGGAGGTAAACTTCCGCCCTCGCTGGGCAGAGCCCGCTCAGTTCAAGATCCAATTTTCCGTCGAAAGTGACTCTTGCCAGGTATCAGTCGAAGGTCCGGATGATCTGAGCGAAATGTATGAAGTGCTGGCACCATTTCGTTTGATCTTCTGCGTGGACATTAATGGCGTACCTCATTTCGTGGATAACGGCAGGAGCCTGCGGGACATTCCGGACCCGATACGCCTCTGCAAGATACTTGAGGTCAACGGGTTCACTGATGGCGGCGTCGAGTGCATCTTGAATGATTGCCTCGCGGGCCCACAAACACCCGAAAAGGCGAAGCAGGCTTCATTTGTTGCCCTTGATGTGCGTAAGCACAGATTTGGTCAGTTCGACAAGCGGGCAGACGAAAGAGAAATGGTGACGATTAACGTTCTCACGGAGTATTCTCATTGGGAGCCAAAGAGCGTGAACATGGTGCAGGCGTGCGTCGACTACAATCTCGTTGTTCCTGACGCCTTGATCGTCGCCGCAATGGAAGCCTACGAGAAAAACTATGGTGTCGACTTTCTGGAGCGGATCACCAAGGAGGCCTATGTGACGGATGAGGCGGTTGCCTCGATCTCGCAAAGAATTGTGGAGGAACTTGATGGCTACATATTTCTGGATACTGCGACGAACACCACATGCCGACTACTATGGAAAGAGGGCGGCTTAGCAATCGAATCTCGATAGAGTCTCTGTCAAACTCAGGGTTTGCGCAGGATCAGTATGCCATCTCGCTTTTTTGCGTCGCCGTGATAGTCTGCGCGGAACTTGTAAGCATATTTTCCAAGGCCGTAATGAGTAGTGCGGAGATTGACCTTTTCTAAATTGTATCCGACCTGCTCGCAGATATCCGCAGTCTTCTGCAGGACAGGCTCAAGCTTCTTATTCACCGTGCAATCACCTATGACTATGGCCAGCAGCCCACCTGTTTGTTGCAGAGCAAACGTCTCCGCATAGGTCTGCCGAAGGTGATCATAGTATTGCTGAGAAATGGTCTCCGATGCCGGATACGCCCGAATCTCGTCAAACTCGAGACCCTTCGGGTTTGTCGTCTTCTCGCTAACACGAAATGGTTCACCCCAGAAATACTCAAGGCTAAACACCGGGCGATAGTCAAAGCTGTTTAGGTATGGGGGATGCGAAACGATCAGATAAGGATTGCCCGGTAGCTCGACGCTCTTTAGGTCAAGATTGTTGTGAACGTAACACTTGGCAAATGTATCACCTTCAATAACGGCCTGAAACTCAAGTTGATTCGAGACCATATCCCGAACTTTCTTTTCATACGCCGCCCAAACATCGCGAGGCTTCTTGGTCTTGTTGATGTGTGGCCGCACCTCTCCATCGTAGGCCCTTGAAACCCTGCGAATAATTGCAAGAAATGCGAGAACCAGAAAGTCTCTCGCTCTACCCTCCGGGAGGGGGCGTAGTGAGTTTTGAAGACTGAGAAGGTCGCGAGCGGCTTCTGCTGAGAACCACTTGGACACGAACTTTTCTGACAGGATATCCTCATCGCCAGCTTCTTGACGTGAAAAGGATTTTTTGACTTGTGAAAACAACTCCAAGACTTCTGAGGGGTCGATAATCGTTGTCTTCACATTCGAAGCGAAGGCGGCAAGCCAGCTTACGTCCACGCCGACGGATTTGATCCCGCGTATTTTTGCTTCTACAAGTGTCGTTCCAGATCCACAGAAATTGTCAACTACGCAGCAATCCTCACCGGGTGCCGGATATTCTTCAAGGATCATCGCAGCCACTGAGGAGGGGAACTTTCCATAGTAGCGAAAGTGGCCATGAGTCGCATATGACAACTGGGGGATCGTATAGGGGATATCCCAGACGGCCATTGGGACATCGAGACCGGGGAGATCTTCAACACGCGGCAAGAAGCGCTTCCAGGGGTTCGTGGTTTTCGTGAAGAGGTCTCTCTGAATCGATAGGTTCATCTTGGTTCCCAAGTCGTCGGCATGCTGATACATCTTGTGGATCCATACCGTGTTTCGTCCAGTTATGGTAGGCGTAAATCGCGGTGGTCGGTGAGCCATCGCGACCGGTACACGGGAGCAGTGGGCCGGAAAATCGGAGTTCTTGCGACATACGCCACCCCCTCCACCTCCTCATTCAACCGCAACCCCATGCTGATCAGCCCGTGCAGGGCGGCTTGGGCGTAGACGAAGGTATCCAGCGCCTCGTTGCGCTCGCCGTCGCGCTTGGGTTGCCAGGAACGGACGGGGCGGCCGCGTGTGTAGCGGGTGACGACGCGCTCGGCGGTGAGTTGGCGGAAATACTCGGCGTCCAGGCGGCGGGGGAAGTGGATGGCGCCGGGGCCGGGTTCGGTGAGGCGCAGGCGGGCGTAAACTGCATCCTTCACGGCATCGACGCCGACGATGAACAGCGGGATCTTGCCCTTGTTCCTGCGGGTGGGGCGGCGCGGCCAGACGGGGATGCCGGGACCACCGCGGCCCTTGATCGCCCAGATGCGGCGGGCAAGGCGGGTGCGGCAGAACTCGTAGGCCATCTTGGTGTGATGACCGCCGGTGTCGATGGCGGCGGCGCGCACAGGCAACTCGATCCCGGCCGGGTGCGGGAAGCTGGATTTCAGCACGATGTCGAGGTCGGACCAGAGGCGCGGGCCTGATGGGTCGCCCCACAGCACGCGGTAGTCGATCACCCACACTTCCTCGTCGCGGCCCCAGCCGAGGATCTGCACCTCGATCCGGTCGCCCTGCACATCGACCCCGGCGGTGAGCACGGCGACGCTGGCCGGCAGCG